GCACGCATCTCGGCCCGTGCCCGTCGCCGGATGGACGAGGAGCTGGCCGACGGCCTGCGCGCCCGCTTCGGCGCACTGCTGCAGCAGGACTGGTTTGCCGAGAACGAATACCCGATCGCGCCGGACATCATCTTCGAAGTGCTGCGCGGCATTCTGACCCAGCACCAGGTGCGGGCCGGTGACGGCACGGCGTCGTTCCTGCTGGACCTGTTCGAGCCCAAGCTCACGGTCGAGCTGATCGAGCTGTACCAGGACGTGAACCGCAGGCTCATCGCCTACGGCATCCTGCCCGAGCTGCGCTACAGCATCTCCAAGTCCCGTGCCTCCCAGTACGTCAGCGGCGAGCAGGACGACCCGCTGGGCGAGGGCGCCGACCATGATGAGCACGGCGGTCGGGGCAACGGTCGCGGGGGCAGGGCAAATGGCCACGGCGTGATCGACGTCTCCGAGGCCGAGATCGGTCAGTGGGCCGACCAGATCGGCAGCGGCAGCGAACAGAGCCCGGCCGTGCTGGCCCAGGCCACCCGCTATCTGGCCGATCCGCGCAACTTCGGCAACGACGCCCAGATGGCCGCCCACAAGCAGGCCACCTCCGACCAGCTGATGGCCGTGCTGAGCGAGCTGCAGGCCCGTACCGAGGAGGCCAACAGCCCCGAGGCTGTCGGCGTGGTGATGCAGGAGGTGCGTCAGCAGTCCTCGGCCGCCGCCCAGACGCACGGTTCACCGCTGGACCGGCTGATCATCGAGACCGTCGCCCAGGTGTTCCAGCTGGTCTACGAGGACGACGCCATCGCCAACGCCATCAAGCAGCAGCTGCTGCGGCTGCAGGTGGCGGCGTTCAAGGCCGCGCTGCTGGATGCCAGCTTCTTTGCGCGCCCCGACCACCCGATGCGCCGCTTCGTCGACCGGCTGGCCCAGATGGGCTCCGACCCGGACTTCGAGACCGAACCCGGCTCGCCGCTCGTCGAGGACATCGAGGATCTGGTGACCTGGGTGCTGAACAACTTCGAGCGTGAACTGGTGGTGATCGGCGAGGCCCTGGACCGTGCCGAGCGCATCATTGCCGACGAGACGGCACGCCGCGACGCCCGACTGGAGAAGATTGCCGAAGCCGCCAGCCGGGCAGAGCGCATCGACCAGCTGCGCCAGGAGATCCGCGACGGCATGCGTGCACGGCTCACGAGCGGCCAGATCCCGGAATGCATCCAGCACTTTGCCGAGCATTCGTGGACCGAGGTGATCGTGCGGCTGCGTGACGGCACGGGCGAGCTGCCGTTCGACGAGGCCCGCGCCCAGCGCGTGCTGGAGACGCTGCTGTGGAGCGTGCAGCCCAAGAAGGCCACCGAGATCAGCGAACTGGCTCGCACGCTGCCCCAGATGATTGCCGACCTGTCGCGTGGCATGGCCTTCATCGCCATGCCGGGCGCCGAGCGCGAGGCCTTCCTGAAGACCCTGATGGCCTGCCACGGCCAGGTCATCCAGCAGAGCAAGAACCGTCCTGTGACGCCCGTTGCCTGCCCGAACACTGCTGCACCGACCGCCAGAACGGCAGGCGCAGCCGGGCAGGGCATGCCGGCAGGTCAGGGCGCACCGGCCACGAACGGGCAGGGCATGTCCGCCCTCGCCGCTCTGGCCAAGAATTCGGCCAAACAGCCGCTTCCATCACAGCAGACGGCTGGAAAGAACGCCGCCAATACCGACGACTACGATCCGGCCTGGGACGAGATCACCCGTGCCGGCCTGAAGAACGGCGACGAGATCGAGCGCGACCACGAAGGCGAGACCCGGCGCTACAAGCTGGGCTGGGTCAGCCCCTCGGCCACGGTCTTCATCTTCTCGCGCTACCCGCGCGAGCACTGGACCGTCAATCGCCGCGAGCTGCACGATCTGATGGCCCGCAAGCAGGTACGCGTCATTCGCAAGACGGCACCGGTGGCGGCTGCCATCGACGCGCTGCAGGCAGCCTGAGACCGCCCGCAGCGTTCATCCGGATCCCGGTTGCCACGCAGGAACCCGCGCGGCAGCCGGATCCGTTTTCAGAGGTCCGTGTTCAGCGCACGGCCTTGATCACGGCGCAGGCAGCCCGGCCGCCGGCATCACCGGTCGGCTGGCTGTGCAGGTCGTCCTTGCCCTTGTGGACGATCAGGCCCCGGCCCAGGATGTTCTGCGGGCCGTCACCCAGCGTCAGCTGCGTCTGCGGCAGCACCAGGTCCACCTTGGCCACGCCGTCGGCACCGGCATGGATGTTGCCCAGATCGCCGGCATGATGGTGATCGTCATCCCGTGCCGGATCACCATGCTTCTGGCCCGGCAGATGGAAATGGCCGCCAGCGCTGGTGGCATCCGGCGCGCTGCAATCGCCTTTCTCATGCACGTGGAAGCCATGGTCGCTGTTGGGCTCCAGGCCGGCCACTTCGCCCTGGATGCGGATCCGGTCACCGTCGTGCACGAAACGGATCGTGCCCTGGGTCTGCGAACCCACGGTGGGCTGCAGCTGGGCCACGGCCTCGGTGGCGCGCTGCGCGCCATCGGCAGCAGCACCGTGCTCGTGTTCATGGGCGCCGTGCTCATGGGCACAGGCAGAGATCGACAGCGTGGCCAGCACGGCCAGGGTCATCCGCTGGATCGGGAATGTCATCTTGGGTTCTCCTGAAAAAGTCGGAATTCTGAAATTCCGCGCGGCCCGTACGGTACACGAAGAGGCCGCAAGATGCTCAACACCGATGTCGCGCCTTTCGGACACCCGGGAAGCCCCTGATGGCCTCGCCGGACGAAACAGGGAGCAGGCCGGTCATCACGCCCATGAATCCTCGGTAGAATCCCTAATTTGACATAATAACCATTATGCGCAGGCGCAAAACCCATCATCCGACGCGAATACGAGGCACAGAATGCACGTCCAGATCGTAAGCACCCAAACGAAACCCATCACCACGAAATCCGGCCAGAAAATGGAACTGCGGGTGGTCCAGGGATTCGGCGACGATGGAGCCGTGTTTAAAACGGTGCTGCACCGGGAGCATCCGGATATTCGCCCCGGCCGCTACGAACTCGTCCCCGACGTGTTCGTAAATTTCGAATGCGAGCTGAGCGCGCGGTTCAATTTCCGCGCCGTCCAGGCAGCGAAACAGTGATTACCCGAGCCGCCAGAGGTCACGCGCCTGGCGGCTCTTTTTCTGTGCGTGGCTGAACGGGAGAAACCCATGTTCAAAAAACTGACCCTGGCCAGCGTGCTGGCCGTCGTCGGCGCCCCTGCATTTGCCGAGGTGCCCCAGGCCGTTACCCAGGCAATCAGCACGGCGCAAACTGACGCGCTGACTATTGGCGGTGCAATTCTGGCCGCGATCGTCACGATCTACGCGCTCAAGCTGGCTCGCCGCGCTCTGTGAGCACGGCCGGCGATTGAGGCAGGCGGCCGGGGAAACTCGGCCGTTTTTTTTTCGGAGGCCACACGTGGCGTATCAGCAGCACGGACAGTGTTTCGAGACCGTCGACCAGGCGGCGGCATTTGCCGGCGCACACTCAAACGGCCTGATCCTGGCCGGCCCGTCCGGTCCCGTCGGCGTCACGTACGCCGGGTACCAGGGCGGATCGCTCCATTACACGCTGACCAGCGCGGCCGGCACGTCCACGCTCCAGGTGCCGTACCTGGGCGCACAGTGCCAGCTAATCGACACGCCCGACGCGCTCGCCCTGTCCTGGGCCGTCGTAGGCGCCTGGGCCGTTGCATACGGCGTCCGGCTCGCGGTGCGGGCCATCAATCAGTGAGGGACCTAACATGATCACGATCTACGGTATTGCAGCGGCTGCGGCCGTTCTGGGGGCGGCATGGATACTGCTCAGCGATTGATCCTGGCCGGCGCGCTCCTGGTCGTCGCCCTGCCGGCATCGGCGTTTTACCGGGAGCCGTCGCCGCCACCAGGAACCACGATCAAACCGGGCGGCGGCACAACGTTCCGCCCCACGTCGCCGGTGCCAGGCACAGGGCGCATACCTGGCGGATCAGCGACGATCAACATCGGCAATGGACGCACCGTCACCCGGCCCGTCACGTGGCGTCCTGGTCCAGGTGCAGGACGCGCCATCGCTACCGGAATCGTGCGCGCCGGGCTGTGGGGTATTGGATTGGGCCTGGCCGAGTGGGCAGCGGATCAGTGTATCCACAGTGCGCCAGGCGGAGGCCTGCTGCTTCGTTGCGGCGACCCGGATAACGGGGAGGAACCCTACCTGCCGGGAGTCCGGGTGTATCTGGCGGATTATTCGGGCATCCAGGGGGATTCGTTGCAGGATGCATGCCAGCGGGCTGTTAACGCGCAGGCGGGCAAACAGGTGCCCGCGCGTATAGAGATGAGCGGGGATAACAGGGCGACGTGTTATTCCGGTTCTAACGGTGACGGTACGTGGTGGAATCTGGCCGCGGTCTGGCAGACGTATTTTTGCGAGGGTCCGCCGGCGGTGTACTCGGACACGGGTAAATGCCCCATCCCCAGCGACACGCCAGACGGTCGCCCTATCGACCAGGAAACCGCAATCGATATGCTGTCCGGGAAACTCCCGCCGACGATTCCGCCAGGAATCGACATTCCGGTTACAAACCCCGTTTGGAACCCCGCTGGCCCGGGGTCCGACCGGACAAAACCCGTCATCGTCCCGGTCGGGGACCCAATCGCGCGCATGGCCCCGGCACCCGCGCCCGAGGTCTCGCCAGTCGCCCCGAAACCCGGGGCCACGAAACCACCAGGCGCGATCGAGTGGCAGCAGCCAGCCGTAGAGATCACGCACAGCCCGACGCCAGATAACCCGCTGCGCGTGGACGTGAAACCGATCAACGTGCCGGTAGAGTCGCCGCGCGACAAATTGAAACCCGAGACAGACGGTAAACCCCAGGCGGTTCCGAAACCTGGGCAGAAACCCGGGGAAAAACCGGCCGATCCGACAGTGGACCCGTCCATAGACCCCGCGTTGCTGCCGGACAAAAAGAAGGACGGCGAGGGCGAGGACGGGAAAACGCCCGACGATAAAACCGGGGACCTGTGCAAAAAAAACCCGGAGATCCTGGCCTGCAAAAAATTGGAGGAGCTGGAGCCGGAGGACCTGGAAAACAGGACCGTCGATGTCGCGCTCAAAACCGCCGACGGGTTCGCCCGGGCCGGCCACTGCCCCGCCGATCGAGTGATGCACGTGCTCGGCCAGGAGGTCACGTTCACCTGGTCGCCGGTGTGCGACCTGGCGCGCGGCGTGCGTCCGGTAGTCGTAGCGTTCGCGGCGCTGGCGGCCGTCGGAATAGTCGTCGGCGCATCCAGGAGGACATGACGTGGCAGGCAAAACAGCAGCGGCGGTCGGCCTGGCCGAGTGGCTCGCATCGATCTCGTGGCCGATTGTCTCGCGCGTCCTGGCGGCGCTCGGCGTCGGGACAGTCACGTATGCAGGGCTCGATGCGGCCGTATCCGTCGGCCTGGACGCGGCCAGGTCGTCGATAAATGGGCTCACGCCGGACGTGATGGGCGTGCTCGCGCTCGCTGGCGTGTTCGACGCAATGTCGATCATCGCGGGGGCTCTGACCACGGCCGTTACCCTGGTCGCCACGAAACAGCTGGCGTTGCACACCATCGGAGGCAAACGGTGATCACGCTGATAACGGGCGCGCCAGGAGCGGGCAAAACGGCCGCCCTGGTCGATATCCTGGCAGGCACAGACCCTGCCCGGCTGATCTACGCATCCGGCGTGCCGGAGCTGTCGCTACCTGGTCGGACGGTGCACGTCCTGGACGACGTGGCCACGTGGCCCGACCAGGTGCCGGACGGCGCATTGATCGTCATCGATGAGGTGCAGCGTGTGTGGCGCCCCCGCGCTGCTGGACAGGCAGTCCCGCGAGACATTGCGGAGCTGGAGACGCACCGGCATCGTGGCCTGGATTTCCTCATCGTCACCCAGGCGCCCGGCCTGGTACACCGAAACGTGCGCAACCTGGTCGGCCGACACGTCCACCTGCGCGACGTTGGGATGCTGGGGCGCTGGTGGTACGAGTGGCCGGAGACGTGCGATAACGTGCTGTCCGGTTGGCGCACAGCCCCGATCAAACGACGGTACCGGCTCCCGCGCCGGGTATTTGGTCTGTACCGCTCGGCATCGATGCACACGAGGCAGAGCCGGTCGGTCCCCGTCTCGGCAATCGTCGTCCTGGTCGCCGGCCTGGCAGCGGTTGGCATCGGCATCGCCGGCTATCGAGCGATCAGCCAGCGGGCAGCCCCCGCCCAGGCAGCGCCCCCAGCGGCGACGGTCCAGGCAGCCCCTGCCCAGGTAGCGCCCCCCGCCACCGTGCCGGCCCCTGCCCCGGCCTCGCCG